ACTGCACGAGAACGGTGCCCAGGATACCAACCATTAGACCTGCGAGCGGGTTATGGATCGAGGAGAACAGTTGGCCAGCGGACTTGCCACCCAGCACCTTGAATGAGGCTCCCATCAGGTCCAGGCCGAACAGAAACCCGTACAGCCACGCCACGGTCCCTACTGAGTAGGCCGCGGTCGCGCCCCGCGACGGCTCGTCCTCCTCCCTTCTCTGCGCAGGTGGAGTGAGTGCGGGGCTGCCTGGAGATAACATCTAGGGTTCTAGATGTTGTCTGTCTAAGCGAGTTAGTAACACTTACTACGATGGGAGCTCTTATACTCGAGCTAGTAGGCCGGTAGATGGCGCTTGAAGAGGCATCCATGAGAAGTCAGGCCGGGTACGTCTATCATTTGATTGGGGTCCTGGAATTCGCACCCGGACAGCCACACTTTCACGATACAGAAGTTCTTCTTCGGAGAGATTGTAATGCCAGTGATTGAGCTCACCAGGCGGGGGTTCGGCGACAGAGTCTCTCCCACCAGCACGTACGACAATGACTTCCAGGCTGAACCAACAGTCTTGTTATTTACTTTATACGAGAAACAGCCCCCGTTGCGATTCCTGGGATCCTCCCATGTCGGCTTGACGCCATCGCGCATCAGGAAAAGCATACAGTTCTTAACCATCTTCTCCGGAAGAGTCTCGCACAAAGCTATTGCATCTTCCATAGTCGAGAGAGTATCAATTTCTTTATAGCTATTGACCGACCAGTCTGTGTCATGGGGAAGATGCGCCCAGAGAGTCCACTTGTCGTGGAGTACGTGCGGTGCGAGGCTCGAATCACTGTCTACCTCGATCATTGCCGACCCCTCCATACAATAGGATACTATTATCTTTTATATTGTTTCGGCACCCTAATAGTATTGCCCCCATGGGTACAGTTTGTGAGTTGGGACTGCATTGGGGTCCACTTTAACTTTGCTAAGTGACTCCTTTCCGGCTTTGAGACGTTCGTTCTCTTTGGCCCAGCGATCGGAGGTAGCAGGGGTTCGCTGTCTGAGCCCCTCGCTGCTGTGCGTCTGGGAATCTACAGGCACTATCGCGTACGAGTCACGCTGCATAAGCAATGCCTGCGACTCTCCCAGGGACTGAGGTAGCATCTTGTCGTCGACGAAGTCGACCTTGTATTCGCGATCGCCAAGTCTGACACCATGGTTTCTATTTAGGTACCATGCGATGAATGGTTTATCGAAGAGGCGGTTGCCGCAAATGTAGTAGTTGTTGTTCGATAGCTCGGGGGACATGTCGTACTTGGTAGATCCAACTGTCACTGTCGGTGCAAGGAACTTAATTCCACTGAGTTTGAAGTCTACCGGAGAAGCAAGAGCTTTTTCCACGGTATTGAACCGCATGAAGTGAGCGGCATATTTCGACGCGTCTTCCGACCGCCATTCGTACATTACGAACTCTGGTTGCGTGTCCGGGAAAAGTTCGGGGCGTAGGGGAGGGTCGATACTCATGGTCTCAATAGTCTCTCCATCCGCTCCTATGAGATAAAGCCTATCCCCGGTCTTCGGAGCCTGCAGTAGTCTGATAACAGGGTCAGTGACGAGAGTCACCACTGGCCTACAGACCCTAGCCACGGTCGTTCCTCCCTTCAGTGCGTACCAGCCAACTTGCAGTTCCGCGTTGGTTGTCCAAGTAGGGACCAAGACCCTCAGTGCCTGCCATGCTAGGCAGCAAACGGTCAAGTAATAGACTCGGTGGTCGAAATACCCCAGAGCCTGAACGCCGGCAACGGCAGCCAGCGTATAGAGGGCTCGAGTGTTGGTATCCATGCTTTGTGGATAGGGGGGGAATACCCTTAAGCTCTTTGCAGACAGCTTATCGCTATCCAGAACTGTCTGGAGCTCGGCTTATTGGTTAACGGCTTGGGCTTCGGAATGGTGGACATTGACGGCGCGAATTTTGTGGTATTCCCACACGTCGCTACCCCCTGTGCCGTCCGTGTCGTACCCATCAAACTCTTCGTAGAGAACGCCGTCGCCATGGTGGTCTCCATCGTGGTAGTCATAAGGTCCATGTCGCCTGTGCCTTGACGGATGTCTCCGGTGTTGGTTGTGTCTATGTATGCGCTCTTGGTGGCGCTTTTCTCTCTGATGCCGTTCCTCCTCGTGCCTGCGTTTCTCCCTCCAGTGATGCGTTTGTTCCTTGAGCTTGGCTTCGTGATGATGGATCCGTTCCTCAGCCCGATGATGGCGCGCTTCCTCACGGTGCCGTGCGCGCTCGCGGTCTGGATGGTCAACCTTCACTCTGTTGCGCCCCTTGGACGGGCTGAGGCCCAGTACGAACAGTAGGAGAGATGTTATTATAGTCATCATTATGAATGGCACGAAAACGATGAACCAAGACACTACGCCTAAACCCATCTGGCAGAGCAAGTTGAGAGCGACCGTGAATACGATCATGACGAGGAACTTTAGAAACGCGGTGTTGTATAAGCTTTTGAAGATGTCGATTATGATTTGCGTAATAGAAAAAACCACGTATAACATGGCCGGGGCACATAGGTTGTTCAATTGCATATACTATACGACTAGATTTTAACTCACTCGACCGCCCAATTCGGAACGCCGTTCTCTAATCGCCCAACCTCCTCTCCTGGCGCCTCATCGTCGTCGATCTCGTAGATAACTCCATTTTTCTCGTCTGACGTGTAGAAAGCTGTCGGTACAGTATCACCTGGCAATACGAGGTCGATTTCGTACAGCTCCTCTTCCTCTTCCTCGTCTTCTTCCTCGTCCATCGCGACTTCTACATGGGCTGCCAGGGGATGGCTGGGAAACGACGGGGCATCCTCCTCTTCGCTTCCTGTCTCCTCCTCGGTTTCGCTCTCACCCTCATCCTCCCCCGAGGCTTCGCGCTCGTTACCGACACCTTCCGATGCATCGAGAGCTTCAGCGCCCTCCGTAGCTCCGGACTCGCCCTGTGCACTGGTGGAAGACCTGGGGGTGTATGGAGAATCAGGCTGCCTCCTTGCCGCAGCAAGAAGACCCTCCATGCCGATCGGCATCTCACTCGCCGCTGCCAGCTCACTACCATCGCTGCCCTCCTCGCTTTCATCCTCAGAAAGAGAGTCGCGGCTCGGGGACTGCGCCCGCGATATGGCGTTGCTGCCATAGAGACGCTGCGTCAGGTCGGCGATCGAAGTGTCGGTGGGAACGAGACGCGAACTGGAAGGAAGCTCGCCAAGCTCGCTGACTCTCAACCTAATGCCGGAGCTCTCGGCGGCTGCCAGCCGGGCACGGAGCTCGGTGACTTCGGCGGCCAATTGTAGCTTCTCCTCGAGAAGCTCCTGGAACTCGGGGAGCTTTCTAAGGACCTGGGACACTGCGGAGCACTGGGCGGTACTTTCACTGGCCATTCGGATGTAGGGCCCCAACGACCTCGTGAGAACATCGGCGACGCTGGCGTTTATATCTCGCACGACTCTATCTACATCGATATTCTCTGGTTCTTGACCCATGCGGGACTCGGCTCGCATGTACTGCTCCATTGGTGATAGTCAACGATTTCGTTTAATATGGTTTAGAAAATACTCTAGAGGGAATTATATGGTGCACATCGAGGAGATCGACGGACCCCAGCTCGAGGAACTTTGCGACAAGGCCATGCGCCAGACTGGTTACGATCGCGAGGTTGCGAGAGAGAAGTTGCTGGAGTTCGATATGGACTTGACAGCCGTGATTCGGGATTATCTGAAACCTCCACCAAAGGCTCCAGTGCCGGAGAAGTCTCTGAACCAGCGGATATACCAGGAGATAAGGACCTTTATGGACGTTGCGCCGCAAAAGGTTCCGGTCAAGTCCATACAGTAGATCACTGGCCTAGCAGATTAGTGATCTACCTCATGTTGAAGTTCTCCGCCAACATCTCGGCCTTGGTTGGCTTTTGCCGGCTGCGCCGAAGTTTGAAGCTGCCCGCTCCACCTGTCGTCTTCGTGTTGAGTACGAACTCGTCGTTGTCCTCGTGAAGTTCCGGAAGCATGCGCGTCAGAGGCTTGTCTACAACGAGGAGTATGCGCTCGCTTTTTAGATGGCGTCTGTACTCCTGGATCGAGAGATTCCCGTAGAATTTATCAAGCGTGTGGTAAGGGTCGGGCGCCGGTTTTACGTTCTTGCTGTAGTCGTAGATCTTGCAGTATAAGTGGTTGAGCAGAGCGTATCTCTCGAACCGAGTGGCAGTGTCGATAGGTTCCCGAAATAGGTATGCAGCTGCACACTCGGGACTGCAGAAGCATCCATAGCAGTAGTACGTTCCATTGGCCTCGAACTTGGGGATGTGGATCGGTGGACTATCGAAGTCGCATGTATCCCAGAAACAGGCTGATTTCTTGTCAGAGATATTATTTGTGTGTAGAGCGATGGCCAGCTCCTCGATCTTTGTCCATATAGTTCTGGACTCTTCGCCGTGTCCCCTGTCGTTTCCATCGCACGGAAGGCAAGAAGTCCTGGAAGATTCGACGAGGCCATACATGAGCTGGTCACCGCGCTCTGCGAGGGTTCCGCCACAGGGAACCGGGCCGGCAGCACGAGAAAAGTCTCGGCGGCGCAGATCATCGCGGCCGCATCGCAAGTGCAAGATAACATTGGGTTCAGGAACGGGGATCGCAAGGTCCCCCGCCTCGGCAGCAACAATCTTTCCTCCCCGAGGTTTGCGCCCCCGTTTCTTGGTGCGGGGCTCTTCAGGCGGAGGCGGCGGGGGTTGGGCGTTTTTCGGAGTGCGCTGAGTCTTGGTGGGCATATTATGTGATTCTGTGTTCGAACGAATTTAAACCATTTATTTAGTAGTTTCGAGGGTTTGGAGCTCAGCGCGAAGGTTCCGGAGGAGTTGCGCGTCCTGGCCAATGGCTTCGTCCAAGGAGACGAACGTCGTACGCAGTCGCTTGCGCTCTGCCCGAGTGGCTCCGCAGTAGTCTTTTAGCCATTTCTCCCAATCCGCGCGCCGCTGAAGGGATTCCTTCAGTGCGCACGCCATATCAGAGCGGATCTTCTGCGTCCGGAAGCTAGCTGTATCCTCGGTCCTGTAGCATTTACGACAGACAGGGATGTACTGGGCGCTCCCGATCAGTACCTGGTGTGTGTCCGCTGTAAGGCGTCGACTGAAGATGCCGGGATGTTGTTTGCACGAGCTACACAATGCCGTGAGCTTGGTGACCTCGTCCGCCAGAGGAAGCAGATCGAGCCAAGAACCAAACCCCTGCCGCGCGAAGTCCCCGTCCAACCCACATACGAATACTATCTTCTCCTCTTCCTCCACGCGGGCTGTTACCCAGGGAACGATGTCGGGGAAGAATTGCCCCTCATTGATAAGAATGACCCGCGCGTCGCGAATTGAGTCATGGCACTCGAGACCACTGAGAGCCGTGGCCCGAGTACAGGGGATTCGCCTACCGTCGTGGGTAGATAAGTCGCTTGTTCCATAGCGGTCGTCGCCGGCATGGTTAATGACGCTGACAGAGATCTCGCACAGCGTGTATTGTTTGAACAGTTCGATCAGCTTCGACGTTTTGCCGGAGAACATGCAACCGCTGATGAGACCGAGGTAGCCGGGAGTTTGAAGGCCTGGAAGCATCTTTGGTATCGGCTGTGAATAAAGCCCTATACTTCAATTTTCCTATCTAAAACGAGATAAACAAAAACTTCCGTGGCATAGTAACCGTATGCCTGTGAATGAGAGCAGCCCCTGGGTGGAGAAGTACCGGCCTACGAAGTTCGATGACATAGTACTAGACCCTCTCAATAAGTCCCTTATGGAGGCCGCGCTCGCAAACGACTACTTCCCCAATCTCCTTCTCTATGGGCCTCCCGGAACTGGCAAGACGACCACGATAATCAATCTTGTTAATGAGTATCAGGAAAAGCACGGGCAAAGGAATAAGGGGCTTATGATTCATCTCAACGCCTCAGACGAGCGCGGAATCGACATCATTCGGTCCCAGATAAACCAATTCGTCAATACTTCGCCACTGTTCGGGACAGGGACAAAGTTCGTCATTCTGGACGAAGTTGATTACATGACGAAAAACGCCCAGCATGCACTCAAGTACCTTCTCCAGCAGTTCAACAGCAATGTGCGGTTCTGCTTGATATGCAACTATATAAGCCGGATAGACGAGGCTCTGCAGAACGAGTTCGTACGCCTTAGGTTCAATCAACTGCCCCGTGATGACATCCTTCGGTTCCTCGCGACCATAAACGATGCGGAGAAGCTCGCGTACAACGTCGAGGCGCTTCACTCCATCCAGAGACTGTACAAGTCAGATATTAGGAGTATGATAAACTACATGCAGTCGAATCAAGACCTCTCGACGCACGCCAAAGTGATTGACGAGGATGTGTGGCGAAAGCTGACGGACACCGTGTCGGCGAGGGATGCGACCAGCTCTCTGGAGCTGTTAGATACCATCAGCGATGAATACAACATCGATGCAAAGAGCGTCATAAAAGACTACTTGAACTATATCATACGGCATAGACCGGAGTTCCTTACAAAGAGCTTCCTAAAGTTAGCGGAGTTCGTGATGCATAGCGGAGATCCGAATGTGTCGCACCTTCGCTCCTATGTTATCCTATGTCTTCAGGACCTGCTGGCGGGCGAGTGTACAGCATAGTGGGAATCGTCTCCAAGACGTGCGCGTAGACGATTGTTCCAGCTGCTCGGAGGAGAGAACTTGTTCGGGTCGAAGTTACTCTGCTTGAGGCTATACTCGTCGTGGTCGTCAGTGGAAGATGGTTTTTTCGGAATGGGGATCGCAACTGCTTTCGTCGCTGAAGAGCCGGTTCGCCATGGAGCAGACATCTCCATAATGTACTGTATTAAGAAAATAATTGAAATAGATAAACTTAAAGGATATATACAGTCACTAGGATAATGGCACTCCTCGAGGATCTGGACGCCGCCTGGGCGAGTTTCAGCGACGCGCAGACGAGCAGCGCTGTGGTGCCCCCGGCAGTCCAGAGCTTAGATGGAGCGGCACCAGAGCCGACTGCAATATATATATCGACAAAAACGAAGATATCGTACTTGAACTCCGTGATCGACCTTGCCAGCGTGTTCTGGGAGACTCCCGTCATCTCCTACCACGAGCCCCGGGAAGGAGTCGTGAAGAAGCAGATGAAGTTCAATAGTGCTTCGCCCGAGGAGCTAAGCGAGCTGCAGGTGAAAGCGTCCGGTCTCGAATGCGTCGAGGAGCACATCCTACAGCGGATTGTCAATCCCGAAGGGCGTATCAAGTTCAAGGACGTTCGGAAGATCAGCATCGGGCTCGCGAAGAAAGATATTGTCAGCTATAGGCGGAAAAAGCGCGGGGCTTTCTACAACTGCTTTGTGATGATACTTCGAGTGCGTGAAGAGGACAACTTCAAAGAAATCCACGTTAAAGTGTTCAACACCGGCAAACTCGAAATTCCGGGCATCCAGGATACCGGCACCCTCAGTCGCGTGTTGCGCCTAGTAATCGACGTACTGAAACCATTGGAGAGTACGAGTCCCGATCTCGCCTGCATCGAGGACAAGACAGAAACCGTACTGATCAATTCGAACTTCAATTGCGGGTACTTCATCGACCGGGATAAACTATACCACAAGCTTCGATACGAGTACGAAATTGATAGTGCCTATGATCCGTGTTCCTATCCAGGCATCCAGTCTACCTTCTACCACGATAGCCATGCCTGCGTGCAGACTGGACGGCAGCCGGCCCCCGGAAAGAGCACCGGAGAGATAACTAAGGTATCATTCATGGTGTTCCGCACGGGAAGTGTGTTGATTGTGGGCAAATGCACCGAGGCTGTTCTGGATGAGATCTACATTTACCTCAAGGAGCTCTTGAGGCAGGAATACCGCGAGGTTGGATGTCCGGGCGAGGTAGACGGCTCCTGTGAGGAGGCGAAGCGGCAGCGCAAAGCCCGTCGCAAGACTCTGGTGTTGGGATCATGAAGGTAGGAGTATCTGGGCCAGCTTGGGAGCCAGGTGCATCGAACCCTGCCCGTCGGCCAATCGCGCGCTTACGGCGCTTAACCGGTCTCTGAGCAGACTCTCGGTGGTGGATTTCTTCCGCAGTCTCTTGCAGAAAGCTTCGATATACTCGGTCTTGCACACATCGTGTCGGGAGAGACCGTCTTCAACCGGAACTAGCAGGTCGAGTTTCTTCCCGAACTCCTCCTCACCCCTCGCGGACAGGTTCAGTAGGGCGGTAGACAGTTTGTCCATACGTGCCTTATGTTCCACAAGCAACGCGCTTTTCTCATCGGCAACTAGGGTTGTTCTGTTAAGTGATAAGGCGTTATGCCGAACGTACGCCGTCACCAACGCGTCTAGGTTAGACTGAGGGCTCCACGGGATTTTGGGCGACGCGAACTCTTTGCGATAGATGCTATCGATGTCAAAAATTGTTTTCTTGTACACAAAGAGCATCGCGTCCTTAGAGTTGAGTTGTAGGAAGCTATGATGGTCGTCTCCTATCTGCCCGATGAACTCGATGTAGTAGTATACAGCTTTCTGGCAATGGAACACGGTCAGTTCGAGATTGTTCGTGTAGAGATAGAGGGTTAGGAAGACGTGACCAAGGGTTGACATTCCCTGAGAGACTACGTACTTATAGTATGCGATGTTCCGCATGTGGATGTTATCGCTACATTGTACAAGGTAGTCACCGGCTATATGGAGGAACTTGGAGAAGGCCACGGCCGAGGTTTCGGTGGCGTGTTGCCTATAGTTGTCGATGTTCGTTAGAGATTGCGTTGCCATATACAGGATATCTGTATGCTAGGTTTAAATGTTTTAACAGGATATAAGTATTTAAAGCTTGACACCGGCTAAGTTGTATAAATGGCAGCAACCAGTGAGTCGTCGCAGTACCATGCCCCTAGTTCGTCGTGCCTTCAACACGCGGTCAAACTAGCCGTGGTTGAAGACCGTCCCATGATGCTTGACTACTGGACCGCTTCTCTGGAGAAAAAAGTCCTGATCGGCGTCAAAGACGGAGGGGAGAAACTTCTCGTGAAGAGTGAGGATGAGTATACCTCTCCCATTCAGAAAATCTACAAAATAGAGACCGAGTTCATTATCGTCACGGAGAACTCCCTCTATCTTGTGCACCACGAGATCCCAACGAAGCGCATATCATGATCGGAGCAAGTTCGTAAACTCCACCGCGTTACACACAGCGGCATACTTTATCTTCTGGCCTTCCACCGTGCAGGTGCGGCTGCGAGGGTCGAAGAAGGTATTATTGAACATTACGTAAGTCTCTGAGCTTTTCTGTGCGCGTAGAGCCTTACGAAGAGACACTAACTGGGATTCGGATAGCGCGCCCTTATAGCCGCGCGCTCCGTGCACCCGCAGGTAGTTAAACGCGGCGGTGCGGGGCGGAAGGTTCAGACCACCAGGCATAGTTCCCATCCAGGAAGTTCCCGTTTTCTTCTGAATGTAAGTGCCTGCGACGCACCACTTCATCTTGCGGAACGCTTCGTAAACCTGCGGTCGAAACCAGGTGTCGTTCCTGAACTCGAAAGCCACGTTTAAGCCCTTCGGCACATACGCATGCATTTCCACGATCCGGTCCAGATTCATCTCGGAGAAGGCGAAGGAAGGAGGTAACTGGAACAGGACCGCGCGCAGCCGTTTCCCCAAAGGAGAGATCCGTTCCCACAGTTTGTTCCAGGCCTCCTTCACGTCTTTCAACCGCTTTATATGCGTGATATACTTCGAGGCCTTGATCACAAAAGATACACGTCCGGGAAGCTCGCTCCAGTTACTAACCACCTTCGCCGTAGGTAAGCTGTAGAAAGTGCTGTTGATCTCGATGCAGTTGAGACACTCAAGAGACAACCACTGTGCACGGGATACCATGAAACCGGACGTACCTACCTGGTATTTATTGCTTGCGTTACGCGTTCTGCAACGCGTCTGTCTTCGCTTCTGCGAACTCATTTTCTTCCTAGTCCGCATTTAACATAGACTGGGAAGAAATAATCATTTCAATTATCTGAGGACATGTTCGAATGGTGAGTCGGGCTCACTCGTCGGCATACTCCATAGCGTACTTCAGTGTAAACAGGCGCGCATTCTCGTCGTGCTTGACCTTATCGTGCTTCAGGAGATCCGCTATTTCCGGCACGAGGGGGTCGTCGGGATTGGCGTCATCCATCAAGGAGCAAATGCTCAGGAGCAGCTTACTGACCGTTAGCGCGGGACTCCACTGGTCCTTAAGAATGTCGAGACAGATCCCTCCATTTGAATTAATGTTACAGTGGTAAATTCTAGTCAGGAATTGCATCTTCGGCGGCTTGAAAGGATAGTCGCGCGGGAAGTCTATTCTCAGGTAGAAGACACCGCCATCGTAGGGGCTCCCCTCCGGCCCCATGATCGTTGCCTGCCACTTGAACATATCATCGTCGACAGGGCCCGCAGAGCAATTGGCCGGCGGGCTTTGCTGGAGCTCCTTTAGCTCCTTCTGTATTCTGGATGCGGTTCCACCAGACATCGCAATCTGATATAGATCACGCATGTGTCTTTATTAGGGTTTATGAGTAATGTTCATGGCCCGCGAGCAGCCACACCACGTGCGCTGTCGCCGACCTCAACCCACTCGCTACATCGAAAGGGCAACCATCGGTGCTTGCTACTTTACTGAGTATGAGGTAGACTATGCACATCGCGATCTCTCGAAGGCAGAATGCTAACTTCCCCAGCCCACTCCACTCATCCGTAAAGCTGCACATTTCCGATGCTCCAGTGGTGAAGAAGTCGTTAGCATCCGCAACGCCCACGACGAGGCGGTGGAGTATATTCACTTCACTACCAGTAGAAAACATCCTTCCTAGTCTGCCATAGGTGGTTACCTGCACGAATAAAGTGCGAGCAGGGCCTTCGAAGAGCTCGGGCCGTACGCCGTCGATGTATCGCCCCTGGTACGCAATGGAATCAGTAACTACGAACGGGATGTGACTCGACCTTATGATCGTGTGGACGAGATGTTTGCGGCTCTTGTATCGTGACACCGTCTTTCGGCAGCAGTCTACCGTGTCGTAGTAGCTTATGTACAGTCGGTCATTGAGAAAAGAGAGATCATCAGACTTGATGTTGGCGCTCACGATTTCCCTGACCTGCCTCTTGTATATGCGCAAGTTGCGGTGCTTGTGAAAGTGCGCCGCCATCTCTACGAAGAGGGCGTTCAGATCGGTCTTGGGCTTGTCGAGCAGGTACCACAGGGCTAGGACCGATCCAGCACTAACACCGGACACCTTCTCCACGGTGGTCAAACCTTGTGCCTCCAGTTCCTTTACGTACATTCCCACCCCGAGCCCGTAGTACCCGTTGAAAGCGCCTCCATCGAAGACCAGGTTGAGAGCCGAAGGCACCTTGGTGGAGTTCGCATTCGGAACGATGGTCCTTATGAAAGAGCGCATGAGTTCGACCCCATCCATCTATTAAAACGGCCACATGATTTGGTGCGAGAACGAACGCTAAATCATGTACTGATGTAATCGAGACCATAGCTCAGAGCGGTGTACGCCCCAGCAAAGGCGACGCTTGCGATGGCCGATCCCACCGTCGTCGGGTTTCCGTCCTTGGAGAACAAGAATGGAAGTTTGTCATATGCGAATTTGCGGATTATGGGCATCTGGAAAGCGAAGTACAGGATAGAGAGAATTATGGGCATCTGCAACACGTCCAAGGTCCGATCGCCAGCATCCTGAGCTTTCTGTTTAGCGGCGTGTTGACGCATGATTTCCTCGCTAGTAGGGCCGGCTCCTATGTAGTCCGCGCCCGCGGCCGGGACGTAATTGGCCCGAGCCTGGGAATCCCGGGTCAGGTGGTCCTGGTTCTGTGGTACATCTCCCTGGGGCAGTTGGAGTGCTCCGGCGGCCGACGCGGTTTGAATACCCGTGACTAGGGCGTTCATGTCCTTGGTGTCGCGCTCGCGGTCCTCTTGGAGCCTCGCTGCAGGATTGTCTACCACAGCGTTCTTCTCCGTCGTGTGAAGCTGCACAGGTTCGGCGTCGAGTGGCACCGTCGGTAGGTCTGCTAGATCGGTAGTTCCCGGCGAACTCATGTCTAATATGCCCGCTTACTAAATAAACGTTGATGCTTACGCGAACTCTATGATTTTCTTCTCGGCATCGCAAGCAACCGGGCTCTCTTTGAACCGGTAGCATTGCCCATTGTATTTATATGTGTTTTCGGTAACTTCCTTCATTGGAGGGGCTTCAAACACTAGACAGTCCCGCGAGTTGCAGACCTTCCGAAATATACTAGCAAGACCGATCCCGAGAATAGCCGAGATGACAATGCGTCCCACTCTTGTATCTACCGCTTTCAGAAGGTTCCCGAGCATGTATAATAAACCCCTAGATTAGTTTTGCATAGGTATGTTCTTGATAAGCGATGGGTTTTCCGGGCATTGAGTAGCTACGGGATCGAATCGAAAGCATACACCAGCCCGGTCCCTATACTGTACCTTATCCGCATTGTCCGGAGTTGGATAGACGTGAATGACACCGTGCGTGGGGGCCGATAGGTAGACAAACACTAGCCCCACGGCCAGACTGACTAGAAAAGCCGGAAAGTTGATAAACCGTAGCATATATATAGTCCAGTAAATCTTTACGCCCCTAGTGCGTCCAAGTTAATGAGTAGGTCCCCGAGCGTGTAAGGTTCTTCGACCAGGCGGAGCGAGTCGTCTGGATCTCTCACGACATCGACCTCTGCATACTGCAGTTCTCTGCGGCGAGAGACCAGAGGACTGATCTTGGTGATGTACAGCTCCACCATGTCCGTAACAAGACCCGGCTGAGGGGCGGCGCGGAACTTCTCGACCAGCGAGCCCAGCTCTTCGGTCAGAACGAATAACTGGGCGTCTAGATCCTGGATAGTCTGCTGGTTCTTGACGTTGTTCACAACCGACAGATACGACTCGGTTAGGATCTCGATGGGTTTCGAGTATTGCGATATTTCCTCTTTCAACCTGTTAAATCTCTCCAAGGAAGTCGCCTCGTCAGCGTAGCTAAACAGCAGGTCCAGTTTCGTGCGAATGATATCCACCTTGCCCTTCTCCAGCTCTTCCTCGAAAGTCTTGCGCACGTTTCGGACATCTGCGAACTCCCCGCGATTGATCTCGATATTCAGGTCGCAGGGATCGGCTCGGTTCCCGCATACCGCTCGGAGTTTACGGTCGCTCGTCGAAAACACGGTACCACCGTCCTTCTTGCAGTTGACACACTGCTTCTTAATCAGTCTGACTCGTTCACGCTTCTCTTTCACCGTCAAATTAGCATCTCGCAGAACCCGCATTTTCTGCCGCTGGATCTTCTCTTCGTATTTCTGCTTGAGTTTGTAGTAAGCTTTGATTCTACCGTCCAAATCCTCTGGCATGCTCGCTATATACCTTAATCACACATTTTTCCGGTTAAGGATGCCAAGCTCGGGATGATCGTTCCACGTCGGAAGGTTCGTAATCATACCGGGCCTCACACGCTGCTTCATGGTAGCGAGGGTTTGGAGCTTAGTGAATATATATTCTTTCTTCTCTCGATTTCTCACAGCCTGTTCCTGCGGCGTGATTCTTCCTTTATAACGCCAGTACAGCACGCCAGAGACTACGGCCACAAAACCTGCAAGCATAACTATGTTGAATAGCATACTCGTGAAGCCGTCGCGGTATTTGTGGTAATCGCGCAACGATTTGCCCACGAAGCTCCGGACTCCTGGTTCCGTCAACTTGGGAGCGCTATCCATAGGGAATGCTGCTATAATACGAAATAAATTTGTGCACATTATCTATAAATGAGCACAGATGATGGTTCGAGCAGCAGTGTACCGGGTCCCCAAATGGCAATGCTCTGGTTCTTTGTAGTGACGACCCTCTACCTTCCCGTCAAGTATATGTACTCAGGCCCAGGCAGCTCGCCGCTCGTATACTTCGCGATCTATCTGTTGATGGTCATAGTGGGCGAGTACTTCATAAACCTCGGGACAACCTCGGCGATGTGCGGCAGCACCCAGTGGGGGACCGCCATTAGCGTGACCGTGATTCCCTGGCTGGTTATCTTCGGCCTTCTCAACGTCATGCTCAAGATCTTTCCGGGGTGGCTCACACCCTTTTCCAACACCATCGGCTACGCGATTACCAAAATGATGGGAGCAGGAGACCTATTCGGGAAAATTCTCAAAGACGAAGACATGGAGGAGTTGCCTGAGGACACTCGAAAGACTTTAGCGCGCATATACTCTGATAAATCTCTCATGATCAACGAAATCCCGGGCACAGTCAGTGGGTTCGCTGAGTTCTGGCGGCGTTTAAGCCCCTTGATGAATGACGATGCGCCACCGGCGGAAAGCGACGCCGAGGT